ATTTCCACTAAAAGTCAAGCATTAAAAAAGAGAGCAACAGGTTTTTATCACCTGTTGCTCTCCAATATTTTGTCAATTACTTTTTATTAGAACTTACCGTTCTTAGCAGCTTCCTCAATCGAAACAGCAACAGCTACAGTAGCACCAACCATAGGGTTATTACCCAACTTTGAAATCAAATTTTTACAATTTATTTATGTTTATTATCATGCTGTTTTTATCAGCATTTATGCAGGTTTAAGAGCTTTACAGATTTATATTAGATTATTCTGATTTATTCTAAATCAACATTATTTAATCCATATTGTGTACAAAATGTGTACACTGTTTCATTGTACACATTTTGACTGTCTTTCTACCTATTTATATATATGTTATCACAATGCTGTTATATGTGCAATCCAAATTAGTTGGGAAGTCTTAACTCCATACCTGCATATAGCGGTGTACTAATATCCATATCGTTAAACTCTGCTAATTCAAGATATCTTGTACCATCTCCTAATGCTCTTTCTGCAACCTGCCAGAAACCTTCTCTTGGTTCTACTATTGCCGTTCTTTCTTCTGTCTCCTGTGGTGCTTCCTCTGCCGGCTCATCCTCGCTTTCCTCTTTAGGATAATACTTAGCTTCCATGGCGGCCTGATAATCTGCATAGTTGTAACCTGCAGCTTCGAGCTTCTGTCTGCGTTCTTCTCCATCACCGTACTCACCACGGTAAATTGCATCAATAACACTCTCATTAAGTTTTTCTGAAGGCTGTTCTATCTCTTCTGTATCATCTTTTTCATTAACAACAGACCATACATAATCATTAAATGCTCTAAGGTCAAAGTCGTTAATAATAGCAAGTGTTGTCTCATAGTAATCTGGAGCAGTTGCATAATTATATCCAACCCAGTTGCCTTCTGCATCTCTGTCTGTATTGTTCACAGCATTTGTAAGACCATAAAGCTCTCCTTCGACTGTATTTGCTGCTGTTGCATCATCATAATTATTCCACTGCATCAGATCGAGATATCCATATACAGCACCCATTACATCAGGATACTTTTCAAAGGAATCTTTAATGTTTACATATTCTCCATCTATGTACTCTGTTGTATCATATTCTGCATCGCTTCCCTTAATTCCAAAAAGTGAAGCAGCCCCTAAATTCCAACCAGATTCTTTAGCAGCCTGTGCAAGAATTACAGCTGGGCTTATTGTTTTCTTTTCTTCTCTTCTGTATTTAATCCATGCATTGCACACCACTGGTGCAAGAGTGTTAATAAAGTTGTTTACATGCTCATACTTTGTGCTAATCACTGGAAATGTTCTCATATTACTTATCCTCTCTTTCTTCTATATCTGCTTTCTTTTCTACCTGTGACTTAAGATTCTTCACTATTGGCTGCAAAAATGGTGGAAGTGTTACTCCAATGTCATTGATATTTTCTAATATGCTTATGATTTCGTTGCATATAAGCCAGATTGCTACGACACATGCTACAAGAAATGTAAAAGGTAATGTTATTCCTACAACTCCTGCAGAATAAGAAAGGAGCTGGTCTATTATCACACCAACTCCTACCAAAAGCCACATACATATTTTCTTTGCAATTCCTTTTATTCCTTTGTAGCTGTTAATTTCCTGCTTCCTGAATTTTGACGCTGCAACACCTGTGAAATAATCTATTAGATTACATGTTACCAGTAATAACACTGGAACTGCTAAGATTCCCAGAGCACTTAATATAATGCTCCACACCGCTGTTACAATCACTTTTAATTTTTCCATATTTATCCTTTCCGTTGCACCAGTGCAACTTTAACTTTTTATTCCTGTCTTTCAGTTATTGCTTTATATACTTCTGCTTCAAATGTTGCAACATCTGCATCGCACGCTTTCTTATTTGCGATATAGCCTTTAACATTAACAACTGTCTTACTTACCGTTGGCTGTCCCTGCTGTGGTATGTTTGCATACATATTAACAACATTTGTCTCGCTTTCATCTACCTTTGCTGTTATAGATGCATTTAATGTTACATTTTTCTGTATTTCCATAATTTACCTCTTTCTACCGCTGTGCGGATTTATTATTGCCCTGTACCCCATCCAACATCATTATTAAATAGTGCCTGTACAGAGTACGTTATTGTCTTTTTTCCATTCTTTGTGCTTCCACCTATTCCCGATAGCGTATGTGCTTCGTTGTCACTAAAATACCATACATATGTCGCCCCTGCTGATAATTCTATTGCATTTGTCGTCTCTAATCTATGTTGATTTTCTGTTACGCAATATCCGTCCAAATACAATCCACATTTTATTGTGCCATAATCACTTGTATCATCTGTCCATATGCTTACATTTGCGATTATTAAACATGGCCCATGGAATGTTCTTATAAATAACGTTGTATTTAAGTTGTTTTCATATGTTGCCCACCTGTAATTCGGCTGATACGTTGTGTAAGGCGTTGAAAAGCTTCTGCAATACAAATCTCCTTCGCTTGTTACATAGAATGTCGCTATTCCATTTTTTTGAACTGAATATACCCATGCATCTTCTCTTGTGTTTCCTACAACATAGTCTGGATTTTGTAGATAAGCTGTATACACTTTGTCTGCTGTCTCACAATATATTGCTTTACTATCTACATTCCATTCGCCAAGCTTTGCATTGACAGTTTGAAGATATCCGGTGTTAGAAATTTTTGTACCCGAACTATCCAGAGAAAAAGTATTACCTCTGATATTAACACTCTTGTTGCCACTAATATTAATAGAACCGCCAGCAGTTAAGTTAATATCGTCTGCAATTGCTTCAATGCAGCTCTTTAATGCTCCTGTATCTGTTTTTGCTATATATGCACTCAGGCTTGCCGTTGTTGCATAATTGTTAAATTTAGCATTAACATCTTCTGGTGCCGGTGAATAGTCTGTAGCTTTTGTACCTTTCTCTATTTTTAGCTTATCTGTATCTACATGTGCATAACTAAATCTCATGTACGCCGCGCCTGTTGGAATCGGTAATGAATATCTTGCAGAAGTATTATTGCCAGCAACACCACTGATAAATTTCTTATTGCTATCGTAGAAGCATGTGGCTGGGGCATTTCCTAGATTAGTCCATCCACTTGCTATATAATGTGTCCACTGTGATACATCAATGTAGTCCGTTAAATCCCAGTAATTCCCACCAGCTGTTATTGTGCCAGTGGCTGTTATATACTTATTAGTGGTTGCAGTACTCTTTATGAACCTATTAACTCCACCGATTTGAAGATTATTTATATCGTTTTTAGTTGCATAGGTTGCTGATACTTCCAGCTTAATACTGTTACTTTCAGCACTAACAGCTTGCGTAATCGCGTTATTCATCTGTACAGTTGTAGAGTAATGGTCTGTTATATTGTCCTCTATGGTTTGACACCAATCCTGGGCCGCACTGGCTTTATCATCAACATTATTTATGTTGTCTCCAAGCCAGTCTATTTCTTTTGCGTATTCTGTTTTAGTTACATAGGTTGCTGAAATAGACTGCTTTATGCCACTTAAATCTGCCGTTAATGTTGTTACTCTATTATTAATTTCAGTAACTGTACTATTATCCGCTTTTTTGCTTATTGCTGTCGTGTTACTGTTAACCGTGGCTTTAAGACTTGCAAGCGATTGATTCAGCGTTGTGTACTGATTGCTTACCGTTGTTATTTTACCTTCTACAGAAGAGATATTCGCGTCAATATCCTCTGGTGCTGGTGTCCAGTCTGTAGCTTTGTTGCCCGATTCTATTTTAATATCCCAGAAGCTTGTAACTTTGCTATAACCGTTGATTCTTATTTCACAATTCTGAGTTGCTGATGTATGAACAAATGTCCATGTATATCGTCCCGATGTTTTACCATCTCCACAAAATACTCTGTGAAATCCATCTCCTAAACCATGAAGCCATATCGTTGCTTTGCCAGTTTGACCACCATGCCCTGTAGCCCATACGGAATCGCTAACCGCTTGCAAAGTATATGTTTTACCATTTTCAAGATATACTTTTCCACCAATATATGCATATGCATCTGCTGCATTTGTACTTTTTGCTGGATTAGCTTTAGTCCAACCTGCGGAACCAGTTAACAGGTTTCTTCCACCAATCTGCAGATTAGTTACAGCTGTCGTTATATCCTGTTGCCACACTTTAGAACTTATCTGCCCCTGTACAGTAGATAACTGTGTTCCCTGTGAAGATACTGTATTAGTTACCGTCTGCAATGAGGAATAAAGATTGTTCAGGTCTGTCGCAAGCTGTGGGGCGGATGCTGTAACGCTGCCATCTGTCCACTGTATATAGTCTCTCATCCAGTAATATCTTCCTGCAACCCATGAAGGTCTTGTATTACTCCACGAACCACCACTTTGAGTTGTGTTTGAAGTAGACAGATAATATTGCGGAGTAATTGCAGAAACTCCTTTTCCTGTTGCTCCAGTTGCGCCTTTTAAATCTTCCTTAGCCGGACACCAATCCGTTGATTTATTTCCTTTTTCAAGTTTTAAGCCAACAATCTGATATCGTATATTAGTCTGATTTGATTTATTAAGCTGAATATATGTGTATGTCGCTTTAGTATTATCGTCGGCTGGCATATCATTAGCTGTCTGAAATCTAAGTTCAAAAAAATGTGATTTCCCATCGTTTAAAATTTGAACTGCATCCGTTGTAATAATATCTAATGGATTTGCATAACTTTTGCCATCTATTGAAAAAGAAATGAAAGTATGCTTTTTCCCATTGTATATAAAAAAGTTACTGCATGTTTTACTGAGAATTGTGACATACCCACTCATAACATATTGAGTAGATGACTCATAACAATTAACAGAATCGATTTTAATGCCAGCATTTACATTAGTTCCTTCGCATATTACTTTGCCATTCTTTATATACTCACTTTTATCAATTTCTGACGCAAATGCTTCAATATAATCATATTTAATCAAATTCCAACTGAAGTTCTTTCCATCAGCGCCTTTAAATTCTCCGGCATTAGCACGATTTATAACACTTTGTGCTTTTGTGTCTGCTGAATTTGCTGTAGAAAGAGCCGTACCTGCATTTTGTTCTGCCTTATTTGCAGCTGTAACTGCTGTGTCTGTTTTAGTAGTTATTGATTTAAAAGAAACATCAAGTGTCTGTTTATCACTATCAACATATATCTTGCTGCTTTTAAGCGTATGGCTTCCATCTTTGTTTATCACCTCAAACAAGCTTCCTATATCCAGTTTTTCAGCGGATATATCAGCGTCCTGAGATACCATATCATTTCGGATAATCTCTCTTTGGATGCCTTTTGCTGTAAGCCCTAGCGCGTCAAACAGCAGGTTACCTTTCTTATCCCACACATACATGTTGTAATCAGCATTTGCATCTTTTCCAATCTGAACTCGTGTGCGTGTTCCATCGCTGATTACAATTGTGTTGTCTTTCCAACGTGACAATCCGCTTTCACTGTGTATATTCACGCTTGTAGTGTTTACATCAAGTGATGTTATCTTTTTTGCATCAATGCTTTCTATCATTGCGCTTTTTATCTGTGCATCACCTATAAGGCTTATAACTGAATTGGAAAACTCTGTCGTAAGACTTCCACCACTTGCAGAACCAAACATAAGAGTATTTACTTTCTCTACCCCAACAGTCAGGTCATTAACCTTTCCTGTTATTGCAGTAAAATCATTCGCCTTAAACTGTTCAAATTCTCCGGAAACACCTTTAAGGCTTTCTATCGTTGCGTATTTAATCTCCGCAATATTAGATTTCAAATAATTATTCCGGATATTCTCTAGTTCATTATTTATAGCTACTACCGTTTCTGCCTGTACAGTATTAGCCTTAACCCATTCTGCATCTACCTTTTTAGCAACCAGTTCCTTAGTAAGCATCATTTCCGCATATGTTCGTTCTGCAAGCTTAGTAGATGGTCCTTTATAATCTGTCTCTGTTTCAGTTTCTGTTTTGCCATAAGCTGTAATAGTCATAGCAAGACCGCCATCATATTCCTGTGTTATATTCATAACCGGAATCTTATAAGTCTCCCCTGTTTCTTCAACAGTTACAATATCCCATGGATCCAGTCGAATATCTCCTAGCGTCTTTAAGCTTGCGCCTCTATACGCAAATCCTCTTACTTTCTTGTATACAGAGTTAAGCTTTTCTTCTGTTGTAAGTGGATTATCAAATGTTATTCCCAAAGTTCCACTTCCTACTGTAAAAGAAGTATTACTGTCAACATTACATGTAAGATAATCTAAATGGTAATCACTCTCATTCTTTTCAAATGTCATTATTCGTGATTCATTTATCGTATAGCCATTATCCTCATACCACTTAATAACAATTGTTCCAGTTCTGTCTACGCAAGCAAAACCTCCAGCTAAAGAAGCGATATATCCGATAACCTCACGATAGGTATATCCTACCGGTGCAGTATCAATAGTTATTCCATTCAAGCCAGATACATTACAGGGAACGCCACATCCAGTACTTATCTCTTTTAAAACAGATTCTGCACTTGCAGGATATGTCAATTCAGATACATATACACCTGTGGTCTTCATCATTCTGTCGTAAGCCGTAAATGTTGTGGTTGCCTGGTCAAGCGTTGGATGTTCTGCAGTAAAAAAGCCAAGTGGAATATACTCATACTTTCCGCTTGGCAGTTTCAATCCTATCTCTATAGGTATCTCTGTGTTTTCAAACAACTCATTTATTCTTTTTACTGTCAGTTCTATCTTAGCTGCAACAGCCGAACCTATCTGTATACCCTCATCAGATGTGGAAGCGGTCTCATAGCTCATCTTTTTAAAGCCAGCGTCAATCCACTTACCATTTATCTTTAATCGTAAGTTAAATGTTCGCGATGGTGATCTAATCGTTGTCGCAAATTGCTCTGATACATTATTATACATAGGCTTAATCCTCGATCATAAATTCAATGGCTGCAATATCCTCTAATGTTGTTCCATCGTATCTGCTGTCAGAATCACATACAGATATGTCTTCCATCTTAATCATATGTACATCAACATCCGTTTCCATGTTGTACATCTCATCAATTTCTTTTACAACTTCCTGCTCTTTACCTTCTGGGAACTGGTAAGAATCTCCATTCATGACAGCATTCCCATTTTCATCTTTAAGCACATTATTCTGTATTACTTCTGTTCGCTGTGCTACAAAAATATCTACTTCTCCTAACAATGTCTTAAGATTCTTTGCGATCGCATAGTTTACCTTTACAGGCCAATGCTTTCTTAATCCCTGCAAATTCTTAAGCATTGTTGCACTATTATCAATCTGTTTAATAGTCATTGTCTTTTTCATGTTCTGCTCCTTACTGCTGTATTATAGATACACTGGCACTTCTGTAATAATAGTTACCGTCCCCTATATCACCCAGCACCTCTTTACTTAATGTACCTCTATAGCTTGTTATTGTTATATCCTGTCCATCATCATGGAATGTTATCGGGAAGAATCCGGCGATGAGTTTGTTCTTAATAAGTGCCATCTCATCTTCCTTCAATATTCCCCAATTAATAGATAAGGTCTTCTTTTCAGCGACAACATCACCCAACATTGTTCCGTCAAGTGCTCGTCCTGTAGAAGAAGACCATATAATCTCATCATCCACTTTGATGGACACAGGAGCCGGAAGCTCCTGATTGTCACATCTTAGTATCAATTCATCACATCCTTAATGTATAATCTCACATTTTCCTGTCTGCTTTGTATGCTCGTTAATCTTATCAACCACATATTTTTTTAGGCTCTTTCCATCTAGCTGTATATCAAGGTCCAGTGTTTCAAGTATCTTAAGTATCTGCTTAAGAATACTTATAGCCTCTGCCAATAACTCTGCACTAGATGCCATAGCTGCTGCCTTCTGTGCCATATCAAGTAATTTATCCTCAGGTGCAACAACTTCACCCTGATGTCTGTTATCGCCAATCATGGCAAGCTGTGGAGTGTTTGGCTTAACGTATCCGCCTTGTGCAAGGTATGGAATACTGCCAAATCCAACCTGTGGTAAATCAAACCCGAAATGGTCACCACCTATACCAGGTACCCAGTTTGGAACTTTAAAGCTTAGTTTATTTATACCTTTTACAACAGCATTAATTCCCCTCTGCATTCCTGATAGTAATCCATTAATTAAGCCAATCACCATATTAATAGGACCTTTTGCAATATCAGCAATTCCGCTAAATATGCCATCAAAAGCCGTAACTATACCATTCCAGGCACCTTCCCAATCGCCAGAAAAAACACCCTTAATAAACTGTATAACTCCTTTAAACACAGTAATTGTATCGTTCATTAAATCAGCTATGGTTCCAACGACAACTCCAACCTTATTCCCTATAGAATCAAATATAGCTATAAATATTGGTCCTAATAATTCAGATAAGAATCCCACTACAGGCGCAATAAAGTTGTTATATATTGTCGTAGCACATGTAACCACTTCGCCGACAAAGTCAAGGAAATTAGCAAGTAATGGCTGTAAATGTTCACTCCATACTCTATCAATTACATCTAAAGCATTCTCCCAGACTGGCTGAAGCATATTATTCCATATATCTAAGAATACCTCTCCGGTAGTCTTAACAGCCGCTTTTATTCCAGTAAATATCGGCTCTCCCCATTCGTTCCATGCCCCTGCCATTGTATTAACCAAGCCAATCCATACATTTGATATAGATTCAATGGCTGGACTTACACCTTCGCTCCATAAAGAATTCCAAGATGCTTTAAATGTATCAAATATTGTTCCATTTAAAGATAGTGTCTGGGATGCAAAATCCGTCAGCATTGGTAATCCAACAGAAACAAAATTTGCAAGTATAGGATATGCTGCTTTATTCCATACATCCGAAAAGACTGTATTAAAGCTATCAAATAATCCATTTAATATACTGCCATTAGTATCGACCCATGTTACAAGATAATTTGTAAATGGACCATTAAAATAATTTAACAACGGCGGTCCTAATGCTCTTATATCATTAAACGCACTTGCTAAGTTTTTCTTGGCTGTATCTGTATTTTTTGTAAGTCCATCCCATATTCTTGACATAGATGGAGAAAATGTCGATACACTCCATTTGCGGAGTTTATCTAATTCTTTCTTTGCCTTATTTACAAAATCACTAATTGCAGATGTTGCATTAGATGTACTTCCACTCACATCTGGTACAAGGTCAACACTTCCGATTCCTGAAGATGTTCCACCTGTACTACCGCTTGAATCAGAACTATCATCTGTTGGCTCTGTCAGCTTATTTATCTGGTCAAAGCCTGCAAGCGACTTTTCTATATCTTTAGCAGTCTTCTTGGCTGCACTTCCTATATCACCTACATTATCCGCTGCGCTGGATGCATCATCTCCTATACCAGCTATATCCGAACTTATCGAGCCCATAGAGGTTGATACATCTGCTCCTGTGAGCATTTGCACAAAGCTGGCAAAGCCATCTGCAACCTTCTGTAATCCTGCCAGCAAGTTGTTAAAGCCACGCAGAATAGGTGTAAACAATGCTATGAAGCCTTTACCAAGACTAACCTTTAACTGCTGAAACCTTAATGTAAGTATTCTTGTCTGATTCGCCCAGGAATCCTGTGTCTTAACAAAATCACCAGTGGCATTGGACAGTGCACTAGTAACATATTGATAACGAAGCATTACTTTTTCCTGCTCTGTCATCTTAGCCGTAGTCTTACCAAAACCATTATTAAGTGCATACTGGTCTAAGTTCGTCTGAGTCATTACTACGCCCAGGTCCTTAAGTGTCTCAGTCTCGCCAGTCCAGATGGATTTCAGCTTTGTATATGCTTCATCTGTGCTCAAATTGTAAAATGATGCAACATCACCTGTTAATCCGGTAACATCTTCTGCCATATCAAGTGCAGCCTGTCCTGTAATACCCATTGCATTACTCATCTGGCCAAATACACCCATGTACTTCTTAGCAGATAATTCAGATAGTCCAAAGTTAGTCATGGCGTTAGAAGCCCACTGATCTGCCTGTCCACTCAAGTCCTTAAATGCCGTATCTACAACATTCTGTACTTCTGTAACATTAGAACCAACTTCTATGCAGTCTTTCGTAAACTTAGTAAAAGCTGCTATACTTAATCCAGCAGCTATTTTCTTTCCCATACCAGAAAAGATGGATGTTGCCTGCTTTGCTGCCTTATTGGAAGCACCTGTAAGCTGATTAACTATCTGTGAACTGTCTATGCCAAGTTCCAGAGCTATCTGTCCTACTACATCCGACATACTCCCTCCTTTCCGGCATTTAAAAAGACCACTTTCTACTTAGAGAAAGCGGTCTTAGCCCAATTTTGGAAGTCACTCCAATACTTATTGTAATTTGCATGATCTTCCATTAATTTTCTATTTCTTCTTAATATCCAGTCATTACGGATTTTCTTCTGTTCCTTAGTGAACTCCTTTATAACCTTAGGATCCTTTTCTGCTCTGATTCCCACAATTCTTCCAAGGGGTGTTTCAGGCATTATTCCACTAAGCAACGAACAGAACTCTGACCATGACATATCGTCTTCGGTACGCAACCGTATGCCATATTGGGACAGGAAGCTGGCTTCTATCAGCTCCCAATCATCCCATATATCATAATATGTCTCATGCTGAGGGTGTCTGCTCCTCGCCGTATGTTCCCATAGCAACCTGCATGATTGTATTATACATTTCCTTATATTCAGGAATAGGAAGGTCTAATGCCTCAATCTTATCTGAAGCATCCTTTCCAACAAGCATTTCAAGGCCTTTAATCATAAATGCCATATCATCCTTGTTTTCCTTGTTTTCTGCTTCCTGTGCCATAGCCTGTATATTAAGAATTGTACTCTTTCTGTTATTAACAGTAACAACCAAATCTTCTGTAATACGAATCATAGGTAACTGATTCGTAATCTTCATGGAGATATCTATTACCCTAAAATCTGTCTTTGCCATTTTTCATATCCTCTCTTTCTTTAAGCTGCTACATATGCTATATATGTTGGCTTTCCATCCGAATTTGCATCCCATTCAAGCGCATCAATACTTGTAGCATCTCCACCAAGAGATTTTACATCGATTACTGCAGGTACAAGAAGCTGATCAAGATTAGGGAATATAATAGACACCCATGTATTGCAATCCTGACCTGTCTTCATAAATCGACTTGCTACATAATCATTTCCTTCATCTCCATAGTTACGCTTACCGCCGAAAGACATACCAAGTGACTTACCTGTCATGAGCCTTCTTACCCAGCCAGCCTGATCCATTGGATTCCATTCCTCAATGGTTCCATCTACAGATATACTTAAGCTCTCTGCATCTTTTACAATCTTAGTTTCTACTGTTTCCGGTGTATCTGTGTTTTTTCTTCCAGTTATACATACTCCAAACTGAATTTTATGTACCGGATTAACCCCTGTTAATGGTGTAGCTTCCGCGTTATACCCAGCTATCTTTGTATTCTGTGACATACTTCTACCTACCTTTCATAACAAAATTTAAGTTCTATGACCATTTCAAATATTCCTTTATCATCTGTATCAACCTCAATCGGTGCTGATACTAACATTTCTGTAAAAAGAATATTTGTGTCATTAATGTTTACATGTTTCATATCTCTGAGCTTGTCGTAAAGCTCCTGTGAGACTTTTTCAGTCTCCCTGACACTTTTATTCCAATGAATCAGTATACTTATGGATTTGACAGCATAAGAGCTGTTCTGTATACCCCCAACAGCCATCTGAACATTATCTCCCCTGTTAAGATGGTATACACCTATGCTCTTATCTTTCTTATCATCAAGCTTTCCACAATATACATGGTCATCAGCCGCTATTCCAAGACCTGCTATAAGGTCTCTCACATCACCTATTCCTAACATCCTAACATCACAACCCCGCATTCTTTTTATAAAACTTTCCAAGTGCTTTAGGTGCAAGATTCTGCTTCTTACCACCTTTCATATAGTCATCAAGCCATCTGCCTTTAGCATTAGCATTTCCTTCATGTTTCTTGCCGCTTTCATCTGCCCACGGCGTCTGATGGAAGTTGTATTCCGGATGATAATACAGCCGTCTGGCGTATGGTGTGCTAGACACAAGATATGCTTTTCCCTGATCTATATCAGATAAATCAACAAATGTGCTTTCATTCTGTAATGCACCTGTATCCCTCGGTATAACCTGGCTCTGAACGACATCTGTATGTATTGCTTCTGCTGTCTGTGCAACTGACACTTTTGCTGCTGCCGTAAGCTTCCTTACCATAGGCATATTAAGCTTCACCGTTGATTTAACATTTCTTGCCATTACATCACATCCAATCTTACATAATTAACCGTACCATCCGGATTACGGCACTTCGTACCCTTGTATATATGCCTTGTTATACCGAACACCGTTATATCACCTTCGGTAACTACCGGAAGCTCCGGTGCAATATCTCCTGGTATCAAAGCACATCCTTCAAGTTGTATAAGAACCTTTTCTGCCGTTAATACGGTCTTACCGCTGTCCTGATAGTTACATAAGCCATCCCAAATAATGGGTTCAAGAGGTTCTCCATAGACATTCCTGCCTTCTTGTTCTATCTCAAGGTGTATTTCTGTCTTACACATGCTCTTTAGTATTAAACATGGGTACTTCATACTCACACCCCCAGACTTAAGCAGCACAAGCCAGTCTGACAGAGTATCTGGTATGTATCACGCTTTATAGCAATTCCATTCTGCACAAGAACATTCCAACTGCTGCCAAACTGCATAGATACTCCATTTACAGCATAATTCTGTAAGACACAATTAATCATGTCTTCATTCTCATACTCAAAATCAGCCATATCACAGCATACGTCTATGACTATTGCCTGCTGGAACTCTGTCAGATTATCAAAGCCTCTTGATGTTATACGATTAAAAGTAAGCGAGTCGATATGACGGCTCGCCTGCTTTAATCTTCGTTCTATCTGTTCATCCGGGATAAGATTATGCTCGCTCAGGTACTGTTCTTTACTTGCATATACCATAAGACCACCGCCTATTCTGTCCTATCTTCCTTTGGTTCATCTGCTGTTACTTTCTCTTCCTTGGGCTTGTCTTCCTTTGCCTTACCTGTTTTCTTTGACCTAATAACCTTTGGTTCAAAGGTCAATCCAATTACTGTATCTGCCATAATGATTCCTCCTTAATTATCCTTATGTGATACATATACCCCAGCGGTCTTATTCTCATATACATGGCCATAAAGATTATTATTACGATACTTGAATACATGACTATCGCCATCCTGGTCCTGATCTGGACTAAAGTACTTAATATACTGATCCATAGCTGTTACAGCTGCAGACTTCTCTACACATAAGAAGTTAACATTCTTAGCCGGCTTAGTTGTCATCTCGTAATTTTCAACCTGTGTTCCACTTGGACTACTAACAGCCTTATAATTGCCCTCACTTTCTTTTGTGTAATAAGTCTTACCCGGCTGTGGTGATGTATCCTTTGATAATGTATAAACTGCCTTAGTCTTTTCATATCCATATGAATTCTTACCATCATGAAGGGTTATTGATGTGTACATACGTGACTGTGGAACTGATATGATCTGAGAAAATCTCTTAAGTACTTCTCTTGATTTAGTTGTATCCATATCGTCCGCAAGAGAAGCTAATGTAGGTGTGATGAATAAAATACGTGATTCCATAGGAACTTCATCCTCATCCATCTTATTAGCACAAGCTCTTAACGCTGTTATTAATTCAGCTCCTGTTTCAATATTCTCTTCCTTTACTGTTATATCCTTAGTTCCACAGATTTTAGCAATACGCGCGGCATCTGTTTCCGGAATAACCTTTGTTCTTAAGAATTCGCTTGATAACTTGGCAAATGGCTGTGCAAGTGTTTCATCATTATCAAGACGGTCGATTCTTAAATCCTGTGAACGTTCCTTATCGTACTTAACTGTTTCCCATGTAAGTGAAGTTGAACCCTTTGTATAACCTGACTTTCTATCAAAATCACCAAGTGCATCCATATCAAGCTTCGCAATCTTGATTTCACCGTTATTGCCTTTTCTTACTGTTGTTTCATCACCATCTAATACTGAGGTCTTTGCACCTTCCTTATACACCTCATCAAGTATTGGAAGGTATATTGTAGATAATTCGATATTATTCATATAATCCTATTCCTTTCTTTACTGCTTTGGCTTTAATCCGAATAACTTTCTTATCGCATCATCATTACCCGGATTGCCATTTCCATTGTTACCAGGAGCACCTATCTGGAAGCCAGCATTGTTCTCCATACTTGGCTTAAGTGCTGGTACATCTTTAAGTACCTGCTCAAGTGAAGCTTTGATATTATCTTCAGACACCTTTCCATCCACACCCTTTACCTTGCTGAAATCAGCCATCTTAAGCACATAGGGAAGTGTCTTAGCTTCTATACCAAGTGTCATTGCTACCTTTGTAGCTGCAAGCTCAATCTGAGCCTGTTCAGCAACCTTCTGTGCAGCTGCCACTTCATTCTGAAGATTAGCATTAGCGTTCTGCTGCTGTTCTGTCTGCTGCTGCTTATTCTGCTTAAATGTTGCAATAGCCTGACTTATCTCATCTTCTGATAATCCCTGCTGCTGAAAATAGCTTTTAAGCACAGCATTCTCTTTCTTGGCAGTTGCATTATCCAGCATTGCCTGTATCTTGTCATAATCAACACCAGCTGTCTGCTGATTATTCTGATTACCCTGCTGTCCTGCCTGTCCATTGTTTCCTCCAGCGTTCTGGTCGCCGTTACCATCTCCGCCCTCTGCGAAGAACTGTAAATTCATAGGTAATGTCTTTCTCATCACTCTATCTCCTTTCTTCCGTTTACCGCCCGTCGGCATTTCCCTAAAGTTTAGTGCCATTAAGTTTTGGGCATAAAAAAAATAGGCACACACAGCTTATTTGCCATGTGTGCTTAATAACTAATATTAAATTGTGTTGCACTGGTGCAACTTACTCTAATTTCTAAAGTTCTATTCCTTCCATTACTGCTCTTGATTCAAGAACAGCCAGATAATTTACCATTGCATCTATCTGCATATTATATGTGCTTCTAGGACATGTTGGTTCAAATTCTAATGTGCCATTATCCCATTTCTCAAGCATACATTTAAGTCCTTTATATCTTATAACAAGCTGCTTATACTCTGCTTTGAATCTATCTTTGTAATCCCCGCTATTCATTAAAATAGCTGTTGACGGCAACTTTGTTCCATCATATCTTCTGTATGCTTCCTCAAATTGTTTCTTAGGACACCAACTCTCATATCCATCAGGATATCTTATATGATAGCCTTCATCTTCTGGATTCTCGTCACTTGGTATCTTCCACCCTCTGTATTCATTGTATTCGCCCCTACTCATTGGCTCTGCTGCCACCACTTTTACTCCAATATAATTCTTCATTTCTAAATCCTCACTTTCTTAAAATTGGGTATAAAAATACCACCAATCTCTCGACTGGTGGCTGTTAAACTTCTAAAAAATCCGCAAAACCTAAAGATTTAAAATATTCTTTTGTCTCGTCACTATTCATCTCTTCATCAGTAGCTGCATACTCTTCTATCATAAGTTTTTTAAGACGTTCAAACGCAATCTTTCTTGCATACTCCCATTCAGCATTTGTCAGTTTTAATTTAGAATCACTTTTAATACGTTCTAAAGAAGCAACCGGATTTGATGGCCTTATCAAGCCATCTATTAAAAATTTTTTTAATCCGCTCTTTTTTCCTCCAAGTTGACGATAATATTCCATTAAGCCTTTCTTATCCCCTTCATACTCAAGTTGGTCAAATTGACGAATTTCTTCCGCTGTAGCATCACTCGAAAACATTTACATCACCTTCCTAATGCTGTTTCAATAATTTCGCCAAATATTTTTGCTGTTTTTCTTGGATTATCACTCATCATATATTCTGCAAAACATTCTGCGAAAAATTCACGTTCAGAATCTACTTTAGTTCTATTTTTAACATAATCATATTTTGCTGCATAAACACTAACATGTTCAGCTATGAAATCTCTTTCTTTTTTTTCTAAAATATCACGTCTTTGAGATAGCGTCAAGCCTTGTTTTTTCAAATCATCCGCTAATTCCTGCTTATCAAATCCCGCTAATTTCAGAGTCATATCTTTTACTGTTTTGCTCGTTGTTCTGTGAACATTTCCATCAAGCAGTCCCTTTTTTGACATATATCCATCTAAGGCATGACCTAATTCATGTACAATAATACTGTTGTGGTCTGTACCAACTGGATGAAACCCTTGAGCAACATCATTTGCATATGCTTGAACTAATTTTTCATAATTAGCAAATTTTCCATATGCTTTGATTTCTCCCGTATATGTTACACAACCTGCATATGTACCACCTTTTAAATCGCTACTATATTTGAAAGATGCTAGCTGTCCTTTCAGTTCAGGGAATTTTTTCAAAACAACATCATAAGAATCATATACCATTTTAGCGGTATCATATTTCAATCCTGACATTTCAACTTTATCTATTGGTATTCCAGTTCTTAAAGAAAGTTCCTTTTCCATCTGTCTAACAGCTTTTGCTTCTTTTCCTGACAATCCTGCTTTCAAATCTTTAACTATCTGTTTCAGATTTTCTGTTTCATCAAATTTTTTATTAAATACCTCTTCATACTCTGCTGCTTGAGGTGTATCCATAACATCCATATAAGCATTAAGTGCATTGTCTGTTTCCTTTTCAAGTTTAGCTAACTTGTGAACTTGTGCATCATATTCTTTCTTTGATGATGTGTATTCATCAATAGCACCATATTCCTGTTTTTCCCACTGCTCCTTCCTCGCCGCATACATTCTCTTATTATCCGGATCAAGTGAATACTCTGACAGTCTGCCGTACTGCTCCGCCATTCTGCCTGCATACTGCTGTTTCTGGTCCTGCCTGTAATCTTCCTTAACCTGCTCAAGTTCTTTCTTGGAAAACTTGCTATCAGGCTCATCATCAAGTTCAGGGAAGTATGTTGTATGTACATCTTTGCAATTGGGATGGTAAAGCCCTGCTGCCATAGCAGAAGACATAAGCGGATATGGTCCATCTGACGCCTTACCTCCACTCCACACATCATCTATAAGAATCTTTCCAACAAACGGAAGGCACTTAGGACAGGCATTAGCACGCTTATTCATAATAACTGTACTAATTCCCCATGATTGTCTCATTTCGCCTTCTCCGGTCAAATAGGCACGCTTACACGCCGTCTGAATTGCCATCTTAGCATATGATTTCATTGAATGTCTTACACCGTTGGAATATTCTATGCAGTTAATGCCTGCCTTAAGAAAATCCTTTGTGGCCATATCTACAGCCTTCTCATATGTTCCTGCACCTGTATTTGCATATACCTGTGCATTAAATATTATCTGTCTGTATTTGTCTTCGGACATCCTGAGCATTGCCTTCTCTGCTGTACCAAAATCATTCTTTGTGGCTTTTATCAGAGCTTCCAGTTTTCTTGTATTAAGCTTAAAAAAAGCACCTTCAGCGCCCTGTGACACCTTAGATGCTTTCAAGCCTTTCTTCAAAGCTCTTAATATCTTCTGTTCCTGCTCTGTACCGCCTTCCTGTCTGGCTGCAAATATCATTGCTTCAATGGAGTCGTTTATATTACTGAACGACTTTGTGAACTTCTTTTTATTCTGTGCTTTATACTTTTCCAGAGCTTTAAGCTGCTCTACCTGCCACTGTGACCAGTTAAACCCCATATCAGTCTCTTCTGCTCTGTGGCTTGCAAGATTACGCATCATGGAAGCAATCAGCTCATCTTCTATGGCTTTAAAGGCTTTCTCTATATCATAATCTGTGTTAAGTGCCATAAGCTACCTCATTTGTTATCAAAACCTGTGAAACTGTTATCAGCACCATCAACTGTGAAGCCATCTACCTGCATATTAAGGGCTGGTTCTTCCATATCGGATATTCCCTGTTCAGCCTTAAGCCTTGCAACTTCTTCCTGTTTCCAGTCATCATCCTTAGTGTCTCCATACAGCTCATCAACGGACGCTTCAACACTCATGATACCGCCCTGCTTGGCTTTGCTCACTGTCTCAACCTGGCTCTCAAAGCTAGGATTCGCGTATTCACCGAATGTTACATCAACATCAATTTCCTGTGTTGTTGCATTATTAAGTGTATCTATCGCCTGCAATGTCATTTTTACAAGCTTCGGAAGAACCTTCTGGAGCTGATTTACAATATTGTTTCTACTGTACAGCGTTGCTTTTTCCTTCTCCCTCTGTGCTTCTGCATTATCAAGCTTCTTTACATCTATTCCCAATGTAGAAGGGCTCATGATTCCCTGCAAGCAAAGGTCCAATGCCGTGATATATGTAGCAAGATACCCTTCATGTGGTATTTCACTCTGTTCCCTTTCTATCTTATAACTTGCACCTTCTGCCATAGGAGACGAATACTGTATATAAGCGTTGTCAAATGAATTTGGCAGCATAACTTTTCCATCGTATGGATTTCTAGGAAGTAAATTCTCGGGTATATATTCCTTTGTACGGTTATGTCTTAAAGCATCCATCCACTGGCTCCATGCTTCATCCAGTGCGTCAAATTCATCTATCTTGCTGTCATATATGCTTTTGCCTCTGCCCCTGAACTTTGCTGATTTATAGAACATAAGCGGTATGGCCATCATAAAGCTTTTATCTTCCCATGTTACAGGTCTTAAACCTGCAAGCTCCGGCACAGTGCTGATATCACATTCTTTATTATCTCTTGTGAGCATATATGTTATATAGCCTTTGCCATATGTTTCAAGCAGAATGTACTCTTGATTCTTAACTGTATATACTGTCTTAAACACAACCTCTTTCACTCTGCCGCGTTCTCTTATTATCTCTACCCTGTCGCCTGGATAAAACTCTATAATCGGATACTGGCTTAGATTCGTATCTATGGATAGTTTAAATGCGCCATCTCCAACAATAAGAGTGTCTGTTATTGCCTGCTTTACAAGTTCTGCAAAATCGTTTTCTTCTGCTATCTTATCCCAGTCTGACTGCCTGCTGCCAACGTCTACCTCGTTCATATCTGCAACAACAATACTTGCAAGCATATCAACCATCATTGCAGGTAATCCTACATGTATCTTTCTTATCGCTAATCCAGGAGAGCATTTTGCAGCCCAGAATCTTGTCTTATCTCCATCAATCTGATCATACAGCTGTGACAGTTCCTCACTTACACCTCTGTACCATATCTGATTCTTAATGGCATTACCTTCAAAGTCGAAGATTTCCTGTATATTAATTATTCCTCTCTGTGCCGGCTGCACACGCAACCATGTCCTTATTCCATCTCTTATCTTATCAGCCATAGTATTAAATATGCTCACCTCTCTCACTCTCCTATCTGTTCTCTACTCCAACTTTGTCCCTGTATGGTATCCAGCCATATTGCGTACTGTTTACCATGTGGTCATTTCCATCTTCCGGCTCACAGTCTTTATCTTCCAGCCAACTGTATACCTGCAGTTCCCCTGTGTAGTTCGTGCATGTATCTACAACATAATAACTTGGCTCTTTGCCCTTTTCGTCGTTAAAGGACATCCAGCCAAGCTGCAGGTTAATTCTGTCTATTATTGTTACTTTCTTGTACGCATTATTGAATATATACAGGCATTCGTGATGTTCTCTCTTATACTTGGCAAATTCTGTTATTGTTGCCTGATCAGCGTTATCAATAAAGGTGTTCTTTGCCATGCCGCCCCATTCTTTTCTGTTGCGTTCCAGGAAGTCTATGTAATTTCTTACTGTATCAGACGGTGCTATGGGGATATCAAGAGCCGCATTGTTATATACCCTTTCTGCCAGTATAATTAGCTTCCCTTTGTTTGTTATTCCCATATAGGACATTGCAATAGTATCAGGACTCTTAGTTGAATATGCCGTATCAAGACCGCTTGTATATATTACAAACCATTCTGTCTGCTTGTCATCATATTCTCGCTTAATAAATGCCTTAGCCTGTTCTTTAGTAATAACATGCCGCCTGCAGAAATTAGAAAAGACAAGACCTGTAGCCTTGCCTCTTAATCCCAATATCTTGTTTTTATATATCTTGGTACCGGGAGGATAGCTCATTTTTTTCTGTTCTATCTTCTCTGGTGTCATGGATATATTATCTTCAAATGTGAAGAACCAATATACCCAGTCTTTAATAGGCTCACAACCGTTAAGGTCCTTCCATATCTCTTCAGGCACATCTGCCTTGTACTTATCAATCGGTCTTGCGTGATTGATGTACTCTGAATATATGGGTAATGTAGGTGCGTCTGGGTTAAGTGTACCGACAAAGTATTCACTTCGTCCGAATATCTCTCGTATGAAGTCTATGTTAGCTGTATTGCACTCATCTACCCACACACAACCAAACTGACTTCCAAGTGCATTTTTCCATTTACTGGCATTATCATAGCCAAGAATATATATTATCTTGGTACTGCTGCCAGTTTTAAATTTAATGTGTGGAAGTTTATTTTCTTTATCGCCATTACCACAGTATTCCAAATTAGGGAATATCTGAAGTAATCCCATATCTGCATTGATTATATTCTTCTCGATAACGCCTGTTGTATTACCAGCTATAACATGCAGCTTCATATCCGACTCAGCTACATTCATTATGAACTTCACAGCTACTGTTGTTGTCTTACCTGATGCAGTAGAGCCTTCAAGGAATTCTGCTCTTGCTGGTGTATCTATGTAATCCCAATACTTATCACTTAGCAGCACTAGGCTCACCCCTTGCCTTACGCTGAGCAAGAAGCTCTGCAAGCTCATTCTTTACAGAATCGTTTATATTTGCTTCTATCTTATCCGTGAACATTCCAAGATGTTTGCCAAGAAGCTCCAATGCCCTTACCTTATCACATGGCTTGACCTCCAATCCGTCTCGTCCTTTCTTAATAACAGCTAAGGCACGCTTCTGTTCTTCTGTAAGCTCTTCTGTCAATACTGGCTCTACAGTCCTGTATGTAGCAGGTTTGCCGTCCTCATTCAGTATGTCCACAAGTATACCGCCTACTTCGGCTTTCATTTTCTTTTCAACTACATGTGCATAATCTGCTGTATTAGAAAAAGCTATCAAGGCAAGTTCCCTGATTACTCGCTCCTGAGTAATCTCTGTCTTGCGCGATAGTTCTTTTTGTCTTTCTCCTATGTACTGTGAAATTGTAGTATTTTGTAGTAATTTTGATGCATTTGTATTTGCATACTTTTCTGTGTACCCCGCCCTAATAGCCGCTTGTGTGGCATTAAGGTCTATAAGGTATTCATCACAGAATTTCCGTTGTTTATCTGTTAACCTCACACAATCAGCTCCTTTCTTGGCATACAAAAAAGACACCAGCCTTAAGCTAGTGTCTTACTGGGGGTATTTAATATTTAATGGATAACTCATGCAGTCCATCAAGTCCAGTTTAGATATTAGCACAGACAAAACGAACAGAGCGAACAAACTTCAAATTTTTGCTAAAAATCTTTCGACTGCCATTCTGCAGCCGTCTGCTGTGTGGT